ATACGGCACCTCCACGGCCAGCACCAGGGCCGGCGGCAGCGGTTCGAGTGGCGGCTCCTCGAGGCGTGGTGGGGTGGGCGTGAGCACGGTCTGGCCCATGCCGAAGACGTCCTCCACCGCTTCGATGCGCCATTCGGCCGCGCCCAGCGCGCCGGTGTCGATGCCGGTCACGCGCACGACCATGCGCTCGATGCCCAGCCGTGGCCAGTGCAGCAGGAACACCTCGCCCGGCAACGGCGCACGCTCCAGCGTGTCGCGTGCCACGGTCAGGCTCATCCGGGCCAGCGGCGAGCCCAGGGCGCGCAGGTCGCGCAAGGCCAGCCGCGCGGCCAGCGGCCCGTGGTTCACGCCCGGATAGTCGCGGCGCTGGTTGATGACGCCGCCTTGCAACTGGATGGCGGCGAGGTTCTGCACGGAGACGGTCGCCTCACCTCCTGTGGCCCAGTCGGTGTAGACCACGGTGATCTCGTTGGGGAGTTCCCCCCACTGCGCGCGCTCGAAGCGCTCCACGCGCACGATCTCGTCGGGGCCCAGGAGCGGCAGGCTATCGATCCAGTAGTCGTCGCGCAGCAGTTTCAGCTCGAACGTGCCTTGCTCCGGGTCGGTGTAGAGGATGCCGCCGATGTGGTCGAGCACCTGGGCGATGAAGCTCTCGATGGGCTGCTGGCGGGTCCAGATCAGATTGAGGCCGAAGCCTTCGCTCGACAGCGCCCACGCCGCGTTCCAGAAACTCCAGCCGATGCTGCTCTGCGGATAGCCCATGCCCCAGTGCGGGTCGGTCAGGCACTGCACCAGGATGTGGGCCGGGTTCATACCGACGCTGATCTCGCGCGCCTCAATCTCATCCCAGGTGCGGACTTCAGCGTTCCACGCCATCCACGGCGTATCGAACCACCCCGCCGTGAAGCGCCGCACGCGCACGGCCCAGGGTTTGATGTAGGGGTTGTTGGCCGCGAACAGGATCTTGCGTGCCACCAAGGACAGCACACCCCGGAAGGCCGGAATGGAGGGCCCCAGGCGGCTCATCAGGTAGTCGTTGCGCTCCTGACCGGCATGGCCCGGGAGCACATCGATGGTGCCGACCACGCCGCCTTCGCGCTCGTCGCCGCCAAACAGCGCGGGCTTGTCGATCCAGAGGCTGGCGAGCCCGTGGCCGCTTGCGAGCGGCGCGCGGTCGGCATCCCCCCACGCGGTACGCTCGCCCATCTGGATTTCCTGCACCGCATCGACCGGCCCCTGGCACAGCACCAGATGCAGGCCCATGCGGTAGCGGTAGCCGACGGTTTGCTTCTTGCTGCGGCCACCCATCAGCCGTGCTCCCCTTGGCTGGATCGATGGCGGGCGTGCTCGACCACGCGAAGCGCCATCGCATCACCCGTGGCGAGCAAGACCTCGGCATCCACCCCTTCACGCAGGAAGGCGCGAAAGTCCAGGCCCTGCCGCGCAAACCAGGTGCGCGTGCCGTGCACGCACAGGCCCGCGGCGCGCACGTGGGCGATGGTGACGAGGACGTCGCTGCTCATTTCTTGCCGCCTTTCTTCTTGATCGGTTCGGCTTCCAGGTCGCCGTACCAGACGACGTTGGCGCCCCGGATGAGCACAGAGCCGAAGACGACGGGAATGGGCCGGCCTTCTTCGGCCGTGGGGGCATCGATGTCGGACAGCGACGCCGGCTTGGGCTCGGGCGGTTTCGGCGCGAGCGCGACCGAAACCAGCGCCGCCACCACGATGACGACGAGGTACCACATGGCGATCTCTCCAGGGATTCAGAACACGCCGGTCGAGAACGGGTTTTTGCTCGGGATGAACGGGAAGCCGCCGTAGTTGTCGAGGTTGCCGAAGCGCGACGCGCACGTGGCCGTGCTGTGGTCGCAGCCCACCGTCAGCAGCACCTCGGTGCCGGGCTCGATGGTCGTGGGATAGAGCAACTCGACGCCGCCGCCCGTTTCACTCACGATCATGTGGCGCGCACCTTCCGGGGTTTGCAGCCAGCCACCGGCCAGGCCGCCGCTGACGCTGCCGGGCACGCCGCCGTCGAGATCGACGCTGCGCCCCGTGCTGTTGCTCACGATGGCGCTGGCCGTGATCGGTGTCGCCCCGCAGGCCGCCGAATACAGCACGTGGGAACACGTGCGGCTGTAGAGCCGCCGCAAGCCGATGCGCTTGAGACTGACCTGCGCGGACTCGCAGCGCACGCGCGCCGCATCGTCCGCCACTTCGACGCCCAGCACCCGGCCCATCCAGCGCGTGCCGGCGATCCACCAGGTGTCGCTCAATGGGTCGCGCCGGGCGATGCGCAGGGTAACAGAGGTAGCCTCCCCGGTCAGCGAAGCCGCCAGCAGATGCCGCACCAGATCACAGTTCGGCGGCAGCTTGAGTTCCAGCGCGGATTTGGCGGCCTCGGCACCCAGCGCGAGTTCGTTGCGCTCGATGGGCGTACTCACGTACACCGTACCGCCCAGATCGACGTCGAACTCGTGCGGGGTCAGGTGGAACTGCGCGCTGTTGCTGGCGAAGGCGTAGAGCTCGACTTCGGCAAGTGTCGTTGTGCTCATGGTCAGTAACCGACATAGAGGACGCGGTCATTGCCGCGCGGATGCGGCAGTTGACACGCGGTGATGGGCATCTCGACCAGCGTGGGCGTGTGCCAGTAAAGATCGACGGCGTCGTGGTCGAGGCGGCAGCGCGCAAGCCGCACCACGCGGCTGCCGGCGGGCACCGGCACGTCCAGCCCCGAGCGCAGCACCAGCACGCCGCCCGCATCGCGATGGGCCGTGGCCGTGAGCGCGTGCTGGCGCGTGCCGTCCGGGTGCAGGATCAGCGCGGCGGCGGGGCGGTGCCAGAAGGCCGAGATCTCCTCGCCCGTCACCCGCAGGAAGCCATCATCGGGGTCAGCCTCTGCCGTCACCCGCAGCACCGGCGCCAGCCCATCGGGCAGCCAGAAGGCTTCCAGGCGGCCTTGCGTACGCCACAACCGCGCGCGCCAGCGTTCGATCTCCTCTGCGCCGGCCGCCAGATAGCGCCGCTGGAACGTCGTCGTCGGCCACGGGTCATCGCGGCGCGCCCACGGCTCGGCGGGCGAGAGGTCTTGCCGGGTGAGCGCGGCCTGCGCGGTGGCGGCCGGATCCTCGCGCCAGTTGCCGTCGGGCCAGACCGGCAGGCCGTCGAGCATGGGATCGTCGAGCAGGTCCATGTCCGGCATCGCCGGCAGCGTGAGGCTGGCTGTCACGCGGCCGCCGGCCACGCCGGGCACCCACTGCGCCAGATCGGCCGCCTCCAGCGCCCGGCCCCACACCAGCGGCAGGACTGCCGCGCCTGCCGGCACCGCGCGCGCCAGCGGCGCATCCAGCCAGAGCAGGTCCGGCTCCACTTCGGAGATTGCCACCACCTGCCAGCCATCGGCGGCGATCACCAGCGCCTGCGGCATGGCGGTGTCCACGCGCGCAAGGCCGAAGTCTGTCAGGCGCAGCTCTGCCGTCGGCGGCTCCCACCAGGCCGCGTCGAACGCCGTCACGGCCAGCGCCTCATCCCCCGCCTGCGCCGGCTGCACGAGCGCGCACGCCCGCTGCGGCAGCGGCCACAGCGCCAGTTGCCCGAGATGGTCGGCCAGCCAGTCGGCCACCAGCGCATCGCTGGCGCGTCCGTGGCCCACGTGGTAGGTCAGCGTACGGCGCGGCGCCAGGCGCAGCGCCTGCCGCGCCTCGTTGCCGCTGGCCAGCCGCGCGACGGCCGTCTGCCACTGCAAGCGCTCGATGAGCGGTTCGGCCCAGTCGTGGCGGAAGGCAAACACCCCGCGCGGGGCGTCCGGCCAGGGCGCATCGCCGAAGGCATCCATGCCGGTGGCAACGATGGCGCTGGATGCCGTGTCGCGGCGCAACACTTCAACCAGGAAAGCTGGCGCATTAACGGGCGGAATCGGCGCAGCCAGCGATTCCGCCAGCAGTATTGCGGCCCGATCGGGCGGCCAGGGCGAGGCGGCCGTCTCCAGCGTGAAGTCAGCCGCGGCCGCACCGAAGGCCGCCCGGGCGAGCACTTCGCCACGCAAGGCGGCCAGCCCGCCGCCTGCAACCGGCGCGCTGCTGAGCTCTACCCGCTGCTCGGCGACGGTGCGCTCGGTCATGCCGACTCCACGCCGAACTCAGCCGCGTTGAAGACGGCTTCCGTCCACTGCACGTTGCCGTTCGGGTTGCGCTCGAACAGCGCCGTGTGCCAGGCCAGTTGCTCTTGCAGGACAAGGCTGGAACTGACGGCGATCTGCGTGCCGCTCTTGACCAAGCCCTTGACGCTGCCCAGACCGGCATCGGTCTTGCGCGCCAGCAGCGTCACCTGCACGCCGTGGATGGCGGGCGTGGCCATCGCCGGCAGCGGCGCGATGTCGAAGCTCTGGCGCAGGCCGGCCGCATCCGCGCGGATGCCGCTGGCCTCATCGCCGTCGCTCACCGCAGCCCAAGCGCTGGATGCGCCTTCGACCGTCCACTGGTTCAGTGCCCCGTCGGCCTGGGGCTGGAGCGCATCGACCCGAACGTCGCCGAGGAAGTTGTTGTTGATCGTGCCGCTGGTGTCGGCGAGGTACAGGTCGTCCACATCGACGGTGACCGGGCAGGATTGGCCCGGCACGCTGCCTGCGAAGGCGGTGAGCAGCGGCCCGCCGCCCTGGGTGGTGTTCTGCGCCGACAGGGTGATCGCGAGCACGCCGTTGAGGCGCACGTTCAACGTA